GAAACAAACCTGTTCATCTTCGGCACCGGAAGAAGTTGGGTCCAAAGTCGCATATGCGCGTAAGATAGATTGGAGAAAGATAATGACCACAGTATACAAGGTTAATGGTCAAACAATAAGACCGGGCCGCGCATGGAAAGATGCGGACGGCACCTTACAGCCTAAGAACTGGCAAGTCTGGTCTGCTGATGAGAAAAAGGCGGCGGGTATTTCTGAAGTTGTAATGCAACCGTTTCCCGATAAGCGTCTTTATCTATCCTCACACAATGCAGATGGCAGTGTAAACTCAACACCTTTATCCTTGGACGATACGGCGCGTCAGACAGAAGTGCGGAACTCAGACGGAGTGCTTATTTTCTTAGACCCCGATAATAAAGAAGTTCTCGACACCGATAGAAGTGATGACGTTAAGTACACGCAAAAGATGGAAGACGTTTTGGATGATGACGGGAACAAGATTATAACTCCCGGTGTGAAAACGAAATTAAAGAATGAAGTAAAAAAACAACAAGAATCACTTCTTTTTCAAACTGATTGGGCGGTAGTGAGGAAGGCCGACAAAGGCACTGCTATACCGTCCAATATACAAACATGGCGGGACGCCATCCGCACCAAAGCAACAGAGATGGAAACAGCCATCGACAACGCTGCGGACACGGCGGCGGTTGAAGCTTTGTTTATCAAGTGGACAACGGACAGTGACGGCAAGACCACCAAGTCCGGTATTTTGTATGATTGGCCTGAACTCGGATCTTAATCATGCCACTGACTAAGATTACCTTTAAGCCAGGTATAAACAGAGAATCGACATCGTATGCCGCTGAAAACGGCTGGTTTGATTCTAACCTCATACGATTTCGTAAGGGGCGCCCTGAGAAGATGGGTGGCTGGCAGAAGATTAGTTCAAACTCAGTAACGGGTACAACCCGATCTCTTCATACTTTTTCTGCGCTTGACGCTTCAAAGTTTATGGGCGTTGGCACAGAGAAAAAGTTTTTTATAGAAGAAGGTGGCACGTTTCATGACATAACGCCTTTGAGGCGTACACAGACACTAGGGTCAAACCCGATTACAACGGGCTCCTCTAGTAGTAGTGTGATCACCATCACAGACACAAACCACGGTGCTCGAACAGGTGACTTTGTCACGATATCTGGGGCAACAACAACGGATGGAATTACGGCGGCTCAGATAAACCTTGAGTTTGAGATCACCGTAGTTAACTCAAACACGTATACGGTGACGACAACGGGCAGTGCGTCTTCTGGCAGTACAGCTGGAGGTGGATCTTCCGTTGTTGCGGCATATCAGATCAGTGCGGGTCTAGGAGTTGTGGTTCCTGGCACAGGTTGGGGTGCGGGTCTATGGGGTGGTTATAATAGTTCTTTCTCTGAAACAACGCTTGATGGTGCGATTAACAACTCTGTCACGTCTTTCTCTCTAACCTCTGCAACAGATTTTGAGACAGCTTCTACAACGTTATCTGCGGATATAACTGACGTAAGTACATCAATACCTCTTGCAGACTCTTCCTCATTTCCAGCCAAGGGAACGATCTTGGTTGGTAGCGAAAAGATTGAATACGGCAACAATAACTCAAATGTCCTTTCTGATCTTACACGTGGCGCGGACAGTACAACGGCCGCCGCCGGCAGCAGTGGTGCGAGTGTGACGTTTGTTGGTCTTATGTTGATTGACAATGAGCTTGTCCAATATACAGGCAAGAGCACAAACACCATAAACGCAGGGGTAGTTCGCGGCGTTCGTGGTACAACGGCGGCAGCGCATGACGATGACGCTCCCGTTAAAGAAGCAAACGCCTTCGTAGGATGGGGCGAAGCTGCGAACATAACGACAGACGAGGGTTCAAACATTCGTCTCTGGTCCCAAGACAACTGGGGCGAAGACCTTATCTTCAATGCGTTCGACGGTACGATTTACTATTGGGATCGAACATTAGGAGTAAACGCCAGAGCGACCAGTCTTGCGTCACAGACCGGCGCGTCAGACGCACCTACGATTGTTCGTAAGACAATGATCTCCACAACAGACCGTCATGTGGTCTGCTTCGGCTGCAATCCTCGAGGTTCTACGGAACAAGACTTACTTGAAGTGCGCTGGTCTGATCAGGAAGATCCATTCAATTGGACGCCTACAGTTACGAACACGGCTGGTGGCGTTCGCTTGTCTGCTGGCTCGGAGATCATCACTGCTGTCAAAACTCGACAAGAGATATTGATTTGGACGGACGTTAACCTTCACGCCATGCGGTTTGTTGGTCCAGACGATATCTTCTCTTTTGCGCTTGTTGCTAGTAATACGTCGATTATAGGCTTCAACGCCGCTGTGACTGTGGGGGACCGTACTTTCTGGATGGGCCGTAACAACTTCTATGTATACGCGGGTCGATTGCAGGTCATACCATGCACGGTCCTAGATCATGTGTTTTCAAATATTAACACAGCTCAGAACTTTAAATTCTTCGCAGCGTCAAACAAACTTTTTGATGAGATCTTTTGGTTTTATGCGTCAGCAAGTTCCGATGAAATCGACAGGTACGTTAAGTTTAATCATGTTGAAGGAACTTGGGACATTGGGACCCTGGCTAGAACGGCTTGGGTAGACTTAGGGGTTCATGACAACCCAAGAGGTGCGGGATCTGCTAGTAGCTCTGAGTTCATTTATTCTCATGAATCTGGTCAGAACGATGATGGCAGTGCTATGAACTGTTTTATTGAGTCTGCCGACTTTGACCTTGGTGACGGCGAACAATTCATGTTTGTAGATAAACTGATTCCTGACGTTCGGCTAAATGACACTAGCGGTGATAACAGTGGATCAGTAGACTACGTTATAAAGACACGCAACTTCCCCCTTGAATCCCTGACCACGAACTCTACGAGCACGATTGTCAGTTCTACCCAACAAGCCTTTATGAGAGCTCGAGGCCGTCAGGCGGTTGTGCGGATTCAGAGTGATTCTACCGACCTCAATTGGACACTGGGTGATCTTCGTCTGAACCTTAGACCTGATGGGAGACGGTAATGGCCAAGCTTCTTGATCAGGAGCTCCCACAAGCTCCCGTCACATACGAGGTAGAGGCGTTCGACCTTATCTTTAGCGATGTCGAACGAGCTCTTTCAACAAAGGAATTTCCCAACGTTGTAGCGGATCGTGACGATGTCCATAGCATAAACTGGTTCATGAGCTAATGGCGATTGCATATAAAAATATAACCACTTTAGTGGATAGCACAGGGGATATAACGGTGTACACGTGCCCTAGTGTTACGCAGTCTATAATCAAGAACATAAATTTGTATAATAGCCACAGTGGGACTATAGTGATATTCCCTAAGATTACCGATAGCTCCGCATCTGTTACGGCTACTTTGCAGAAGATAAGTCTCGGAACTCTCGCACAAACGTCCCTTGCTGGACCTTTTGTATTGGAAGCAAGTGACGTTCTGATATTGAACTGTGACACTGCATCCAAGATTTTTGCAGTAGCTAGTATATTAGAGGTGTCGTAATGCAGGCTGTAGGACCTAAATACGAAGGGGAGCCCACCGTAGAGGCGCTTGCAAACGGCCTTGCTTCACTAGGTCGATACGGTGATTCCTACATGGTTCACGCCGCCGAGGGCGAGACGGTTGTTCCGAAAGAAGTTTTGGAAGCGAACCCCGGCCTGAAGAACCAGCTTCTCTGGCAAATGAAGATGATGGGTATTGAGAACCCGAATCGCTACGTTGTGGGTAGCGAGTTTAACTCAATTAACCCAGTCACAGGTCAGCCTGAATTCTTTTTCAAGAAGGTGTTTAAGGCCGTCAAGAACGTATTCAAGAAAGTTCTACCCGTCGCTGCTCCCATCATTGGTAACATGATTGCACCGGGTATCGGCGGTCCTGTCGCCGCAGCTTTGAGTGCGAAGCTGACAGGGGGCTCCATGAGCGATGCCCTCAAACAAGCCGCGTTTGCCTATGGGGCGCAGACCCTTGGTTCAGGGATCATGGGCGCTACAGGTGGGGGTGGCATGTCTGGCTTTATGGAGGGACTCAAGAGCGGAGCTCTGGCGCCTATTGAAGCAGCAAGCAATATCTTTGCATCAGGGCCCACGAATCCTTTACAGCAAGGTATCTTCGGCGCAGTTAATCAAGACACTCGCGGCCTTAACATGAAAACACTGTTTCCTCAATACAGTAGCACTCCCACAGCAGATCAACTTTCTCAGATGGGCGCTAACGCTGTAGACGTTGACACAGTCATGGGGGATGAGCTTGCTGGTCAGGCTATAGGTACAGGAACATCGAGTGCTGCTAACGTGGGCGCTAAAACGAGCGAAGGATTCTTGAGTGGTATTTCTCCGGGCGTAATGGACAAATTAAAAGTAGCAGGTCTCTTAGGTGCTGGAGGTCTTGCCCTTGGTGCTCTAACTGAAGAAGACGTGTCTGAGTTTGAAAGTATGCAGCCAAATGATCCTAGAAGAGCAGTGTATGATCAGTATAAGAACCTGACTCCTGAAGAACAAAGAAGTGAAAAAGGTATAGCTCTTCTCAGGGCAGCGGGCATCACCCCTAAATATGATTATCAATCCTTGGCCGGCATTACAGGAATTACACCAGAGGCAGCTAAACAGTATCAAATAGGAAGATACGGATATTCGGTTGATCCTTCTGCTATGATGACCGCTGAAGGTCTTGATCGTTATGCTGGTGGTGGGGTGATAAATGGCCCTGGCACGGGTACTTCTGACAGTATTCCCGCGATGTTATCCGATGGCGAGTTTGTAATGACGGCAAAGGCCGTTGATGGTGCGGGAGGTCCCGCGCAGATGTACCGAATGATGAGTGAGTTTGAGAAGAGGGCGGGGTATGGCTGAAACAACAACAATCGTAAGACAAGCCCCGTACCTTGAGGAGTATCAAGAGAAGCTTCTTGATCTTGTTGGTGCCAGAGGCGAAACCCCTATTGATCTCCCTGACTATCAGGTTGCAGGTCTAGATCCGCTTACCCAAGAGGCGATTACCAAAGGTCAGGCCGGCATAGGTTCGTTTGAGCCTTTTCTCACCACGGCTGGCGAGGCCCTGACCACGGGTCAAGGTATCCTTGAAGGCGCTTCAGGAACTGTTACAGATTATTTCGATGAGGCAGGGACCACGGCCCGTGGCACAACGGGCATGTTTGCCCCGACTGAGGAAGCCTTACAGGGGTTCATGAACCCTTATCAGCAGCAAGTCACGCAGCAGGCACTTGCAGAGCTTACGCGACAGGGTGATCTCGCGGCAAACAAGCTCCGAGCGCGACAGGCAACGACAGGTGCTTTGGGTGGTGACAGAGCGGGTCTACAGATGGGCGAACTTAGCCGCAATCTGCTCGATATCGGTAGCCGCCGCACGTTTGAGGACTATGCTAGGAACTACAGCCAAGCGTTGAACGCTTCGCAGACGGCGTTTGAGAACCAACAGAAGCGTCAACAGGGCGTTGCGTCTCTGCTGGCTGGGTTGGGTCAAGCAACCTCTCAAGAGGCCACACGATTAGCAGCGGGTCTTGGTGCGCTCGGCACACAGCAAGCGAACCTTGGTGCATTGGGCCAGACCCTTGGTGCTCAAGACGTTCAGCTTCTGACGCAGCTTGGTGGCTTGCAGCAAGCGCAGTCGCAGGCAGAGCTCGATGCGACTCGGCGCAATGAGCTTCAGCAAGTCATGGAACCGTACACGCGACTTGGATTTATGAGTGACGTATTCAAGCCGCAGATCGGTTCGGCCACTTCGACCTCTCAGATATCGCCAGATGCCCCGCCACCTAGCGGTCTGTCACAGGCCATTGGTCTAGGGATCGCGGGCCTTGGCATCAACAAGGCGCTGGATAATCCGTTTGGGTCAATCTTCAAGTCAGGCGCAGGCACACCATGAAGAAAACAGTAGCGAACCGTAGGATGTTCCGTCAGGGCGGCGCCGTTAATAGCGGTCCCACAGGCATTCTTGCATCTTCACCCAGCCTTATCGATGCCGTGGCTCAAGATGCCATGAACGTGCAAGGTGGGCCCACGGTTCGTATGGCTGGTGGCGGTATTGTGCGGCTTCCTAGTCCGGGCACCAGCCGAGGAAGATTCCCTGTAGATTCTCTGACACCAAACATAATGCCCGGAACAGGAGACGACCTCGTTTTAAAGTTCGGAATAAATCCTAATTTTGCAAATCGCAAAGGTATTCCCGTACTGGAGAATCTGATCGATCCAAGAAAGGCCCTGAAAATCCCTGCAACTGTAATGGCAGCTGTTGGATCTAGGGATGTTGGTGACGATGATACGGTATCTGAACGATATATGCGCTTGTTTCCTGAAAGTTTGGAACCTGGAGGTGCCGATCAAGCACTGACACAGGCGGGGCAACCTGTTAGTAGAATGGATGAGTTTCTTTATGGGATTAAATCAGGAACGACTCAAACCGCAAGGAATCTTGGTCAAAGTATAAACGCTCTTACAGATGTTCTAACGAGAAAAGCTCCTGCGGGCCAAGAAAGGTCAACTTTCACCTCGGACCTGTTTCAAACTAGGGCCGTTATGGAGATGAAAGAAAGACGTCCTGATTTGGCACCTGAGATCGATAATCTTGTAGCAGATATTTTGAAAGAAAACCCTGAGATTAGCGCAGATGCTCTTAAAAACACTGTCGCATATGGTCTTGAAAAAGAGCTTATAGATAAGGCGGCAAAGTTTTTGGAAGCTGATCCAACGACCATGGACGAGGGTGATACTGAAGATTCTCCAGCAGTCGATGCAATGCGTATAGATCCTGAGAAGGCAGAAAACGTGTATGGAAGGGATCTTGGCCAAGACGATACCCTAGGTGAAGAGGATGAGTCTGATCCAACGGGCAAGGCACAAAGAGCCGAGGCTCAAGGTCGAGATGCCGATACCAGCCCCCTAGTGAAGCAAGGCCGTCTAGCAGGCATTATACCACCTCGTAAACCGGATGCTAACATTGCGGGTGGCTCTCAAAACGAAATAGAGGCGCTTGGAACTCCGGCTGATGCGAAGGACGCTGCGGAACAAGTCAAACAGACTTTTGACAAGCCCGACATGAAACCTGAAGAAACGAAGAGGGGCATGGAGTACTATTTGGATCAGTTCAAAGGAGCCGTTCCTAAATATGAAGGCATGTCTGAGTCAGAGAAGGGTATGCTCATAGCAGAGGCTGGATTGAGAGTTATGGCTGGGCAGAGCCCACAGGCTATTGAGAACATTGCAAAGGGCCTTCAAGGAGTTTCAAAGGAGTTCATCGCGGACAAAAAGGCTAAGAGGGCTTATGACCAACAGATTAGTCTTTCGGCGGCAAAGTATGCCTTACAAGCGGTTAGGAAAGATGAAGAGAGAGAGGCCGCCCTTGCGAAAGAGGGAAGGGGCTTGAAAACCGTTGTTTGGACAGAAGATGTAATGGGTCCAGATGGAAAGTTAAGAGGGAAGAAAGGCACAGCAGGATTCATAACCAACGATGAAATCCACAGTGGTCTGTTTGATGGCCAGTTTGAAGCGGGGGTTACTCTCGCGCAAGAAAGACTAAAAAACCAAGGAAAGAAGGCAGATAGCATTCTCAGGAAAATGATTGGTCAGACTAAAAAGGGAGGTCAGTCAGATAAATTCCTTAACGATAGTCTTAAAGAATATAGAACGAGTTCATTAAAGTTAAGCGACCTTGCCACACAGCTGGCTTTAGTCGATAGCAGTCTGAAGATTAGCCAAGACGGAAAAGTTACGGGTCTTGGTGCGTATGTTAATAGGAAGATTAACGGCTTGTACAATGCCTTTAATGTGGGCAGAGGAGAAAATGATCCTAAGGTAAATTCTCTTAAAAACGCTACAGACTCAGATATAGATGCTCTTGACACCACTGACGCAAGGAAGCAAAGACTTAAAAGTATAAAGAGAGGCTATTCTACATTGGACAGACTTGCTCAAGAGGGCAGAGACTCACAGCAGTTTTTCGCGCAGCAGCAAGAACTAGCCAACCTGTTGATAAAAGAAATTCTTGGTGAAGGATCTAAAAACATTTCAAACATTGATAGGGATCTCGCGCAGGAGATCGTTGGTTTGTACTCAGACTTCGGTAGTATAACGGCAGATCCAACCATAATAGCTCAGAGATTGGGACGCGTAAGGCAAAAAATAATAAAGAATTATGAAACGGAAACTGACGTTATGCGCGGGATAGAAGATCAATTTAATACATCTATTGACCGAGACATGAGAAATGTACGAGAAACGTATTTCTTGCCAATTCGTAGGTCTGCTTTGCGCCAGGTATCTGCTTCTTTAGGAACTCCCACTAGACAGAAACCCGCTGTGGGGCCGCAAGGTCAGAAACTGTATAGCTTTTCTGTTGAGAACGGAAAACGTGTATACAGGTTTAATTAGAGATAAGTCATGGCATTTATTGACGTAGAGACTCCTGACGGAATAGCAAGCTTTGAAATATCAGGGGAAGAGCCTACAGATCAAGAGATGGAGGCTATCCGTTCTACAATTTACGGTTCAGAAGAGGACTTATCCTTTCCTGACCTGAGAAGCATTCCAGAGCCCGCACAACGTGCTGTTGAAAGTCCTGAACAAGAAGCAGAAGAGCCCAAATTTCAACCGACTCACGAAGGTGAGGTACGAGATGCCGAATTTCAATTCCTTTTAGGCCGTGGTGATAACGCAGAAGAGAAAATTAAACGCATTGAGAATACCTTTGGTCCAGACACCGCGCAACAGGTTGGCCGGGACGAATTTGTCCTTAAATTAGATAACATATCCCCTGAACTGAAGAATCAATACGGTCTTCCTGAGTCTGGTACGATCTTCGCAAATGAGCCTGGGTTCTCTAGATACGACTTAGCTGGCTTTGCCGGCATGGAAACCGCTCCATTACTTACTTCTTTAGGCACTGGGATGATGTTCAGTGGCGTTGGCTTAATTCCTGGAATGATCTTGATGGCGGGATCAGGTGCTGCGGGTAAAGCGTTTGATGAGATCGTAATAGAAGACAGACTTGAAAAGATGAACACGCAGTCTGACGATGAAGTGTATGGGGACATTGCTTTAACAGGTGTGTTTTATGGGGCTGGAGAGCTTATCGGCAGAGGCGTTGTTGCTGCGGGCAGACGATTGATCAAAGGTCCCGGAGCGGCTCCAGATCCAGACAGAATCGCGGAATTGGTTCGAGCTGGGGTTAAACCAGATCAAGCTAGGACCATAGCAAGAGAAGAAGCTAAGACACAATTACGTCGAGCCATAAAAGAGGGCGCACGACCAACCGTTGCTGAAGTCAGTCAAAAAGCGATAGCTGGCCGCCTGCAATCGATCTATGAAGGAATCTTTCCGAATGCGAAAGCTGCGGCCTCTAACTTAAAATTTGTTCAAGATACCTTAAAAGATTTAGCAGCGGGAAACATAGACGATGTTACGGCAAAACAATTACTGAATGACCAAGCCAAAGCCATAAACGCTCAAGTCTCTAGTGCGATTAAAAATGCAAATGTTGATGAAGCCTCTCGCATAGCTCAAGAACGCCTGACCAAGGTCCTTGATAGCGAATTCGATATACTTCTTAGCATGTACGATCCTAAGAGAGCTCTTTCAACAGGTTGGAGAGACTCTGCAAATTTAGCTGCCCGTCTGTTTGAACAAGACAGCGCCGTTTTATACAAGAAGGCCGAGGACATCTTAAAAGGGGTTGTAGACAAGGAAGGTCAAAACGCTGCTACTTTTTCTGGAGATATCCTAAGAAAAGCAGTGGCCAATCTGGAATCAAACGCCGCCAGAGAGGCCGTTGTTGGAAAATCTTTTAATGAGGGCCTGTTTGGATACATAAAGAAAACGGAGCGATTTTCTCTTACGGAGCTTACAAACCTTAGACAGGCTATCCGATCCGTAGGAAAAGATCCTGATCTTGTGGCTGGAATGGATGACAAGGCTATTGGGCACATTGTCGATGCGGTTGATGACACAATCCAGCAGAGACTTAAAGATCTGGCGTATTTAAGGGCTCCGACAGCGAAAGACCCTTCAAAGACGATTGGAGAAGCCTTAAAGGCAAATCCCAAAATGGCTCAATTTGAAGAGGGTCTGATAGCTTTTGACAAGGCTCAAAACTTTTATTCGTCTGGTGTAGCTAGGTTTAAAAGTTTTGCTCAAAGTATGCTTGAAAAGGATATACGGACAGGAGTGACCCTCGGAGATAAAGAGGTGATGAACAGGGTTGTTCAGCCGGGTGATCCTAGCAAACTATTAGCATACCTCAAAAGCATTACTCCTAGTGGAAGGTCGGTAGACGGGATACGAGCTGTTCCTCAAAGTGTATTTGATGACGCCGCAAGAGAGGCAAGCGCCGGAAACTTCGCGCGAGCAAATAAAATTCTTGATGAAAACAACGTTCCCGAAGAGATTGTTAAAAGAATACCCGCCTTTGCAGAAAACCTACCTCGTTCTGCCGCAGGTCAGCTTGATCCCTACGCTCGCATGGTTGCGTCTGAGTTTTCAGATACCATACGAAATTTGGGAAAGATGGCGCAGGCTCGAGCAAACCCTCTCCAGTTTCGCAATAGCATGAGAGATGCACTAGCTAGAGAATGGCTAACGCAAAGTCACGGAACGTCTTCGGTTCGTGGTAGCTTCTCTCCTACGGTATTCGCCAGTAAATTCGACCAGCTTGGTGAAGGCGTTCAGAATGCTCTGTTTGGTAAGGAGAATGCCAAGGTATTTAGGGAATTGATGAAGGATTACCACAAGATAGGATTGTCGAATAAGAATTTTGCTAACGCTTCTGCGGAAGTTTTAGGGGCAACTGCATCGTCAATACGTTCAAGAGCGATGGGCTTATCTGGTGGTAGATCTTTAGCCGACGAAATTGCTGGTGTTCAGTCTGTTATCAAAGAAGTTGAGAAACAAGGAGAAGACGCTCTTTTTAAAGCTGTTCGTTCTGGGCAGTTAGATGACGCCGATTCAATTGCTACTCATATCCTTAAAAATCCTAAAGACTATGATCGTCTTCTTAGGGAGTTTGGAGAAACCTTAGATGGCCCCGCCAACGTCAAGGACATGGTAATGAGTAGGGTTATGGAAGCCGCTTTTCCTAACGGGGTAACAGCAGAGGCCGTTGCATCTGGTATGTGGGGCGCTCCTATGAGGCGCCAGTTATCTACCCTTAATAGGAACGGCGCTCTTGCAAAAGTTTTAGGCGATGGAGATGTAACAGCTGGGCAAAAAGTAGTAAACGATTTGGTCAAGGCATCTAAGATTGGAGAACGAATCTCTGATTCTGCCCTTAAAGGTAAGCAAGGTTTGGCATCCGCAGCATTCGCAGCAGGTGCAGGCATGAGACTTATAACAAATCCCTTATCGTTTTTAGGCGAAGCGGCTGGAGTTTATGCCGTGGGAAGAGTTATGAGGATGCCCATATTTCTTAATTTTTTGCTTAAACCAAATATATCTAGGAGAGATATATTAAGAGCACGGTCTTTGGGCATTGATGTTGGAGATGTCAGTCCTTTAGCCGCTGGGATAAAAGAGAGGGTTGCCCAAGAAGCTCGCCTCGTTGTCTCCGCGTTAGGAGAGGATCAACTTGATTCCGATACTAGAGAGTCCATCAGTCAGATGGCGCAAGAGACCTTTCAAGTCGCTAAAGACACCGTTCAACCATTGTTGCAAAATGTTGCCTCATCTGTTCCTGTCCAGGCGCCGCAAGCCGCACCGCAGGCAGCTCCTCAAGCAACTGCGCCAAGCGCATTGGCGGCTGGATTGCGAAGACAAGAGATGGATAAGCTACTAGGAATTACGCCATGATGTTATCGGATCACTTCTCGTTGGCTGAGTTCACGAAGTCCCAGACCGCGATTCGCAAGGGCATCAAGAATGACCCCAACGATGCGGCGATTGAAAACATGCGCCTGCTTTGCGAGAACATCCTCGAGCCCGTGCGTCAGCACTACGACATACCGTTTACGCTCAACAGTGGGTTCCGTTGCTTGGCCCTGAACGAGGCCGTTGGATCATCACCCAGATCGCAACATGTCACGGGTCAGGCCGCCGACTTTGAAGTGCCTACGATTGCAAACAAGGATCTCGCATACTGGATCATGGACAATCTGGACTACGACCAGGTCTTACTAGAATTCTACAAGGAAGGTGACCCCAGCTCTGGTTGGGTTCATTGCAGTTACGACAACGGCAACAATCGCAAGCAAGCCAAGAAATTCGATGGCCGCACGTGGGAGACTCTCTGATGATGAGACAGATGAATCCTGAGAGCCTCAAAGGCATGGCGTCACTGCTACAGCAGTACGGCAGAAACGGCGACACCATCTTGGCTCATATCAACCCCAAAGAAGCGATGCTCCTTGACCGGGTCAGTGGTGGCGGTTCCATGAACCCCATGACAGGGATGCCTGAGTTTTTTCCGGCTGACGATGATCAAGAAGGACCCTCTGAGGAGGGAGACGAGGAGGGAGACGATGATGAAGCTGGCGGGGGAATGGATGGCCCCGAGGATACTGCGTTTTCGGATCAAGATGAGCAACAAACAGATACAGGCACAGGCGTAGGCGAGCCCGGAGAGACAGGCTACGGCGGGGATGAACGCGGTGATCCCTATGGTGGACAAGACCCGTCTTTAGGACCTGTCGGAGAGGACAGCGCAGATGTCATGTCAAGGGGACTTGGATCTTTGATTGATCAGGCCATGCCCGACAAGCCTGGCATCCTAGAAGTCTT